TAGTCGAAATAAAACGACTCAAGTTATAGATAGCGAAACGCTTGCTGAACTCAGTGTCAACCTTTGCCTTTGCCATGATGGTTTTAGAAGGAGAAATGCTCCGAAGAACATTTCCTTCCGTAACGATAATCGAAGGGTTGATCTTCGAAAAATTCTTGAGGACGTTAAGTGTGTTTGTAGAAATCTTCATAATATACTCCTTATCAGTATTCTATTATAACTCGTATAGGGTTTAAAGTCAAGTTACTTTTTTCTTTTAAGTTGGGCTGGATCTGCTGTCGCTGCAGCGCCGATAGAAGCAAGGTCGGCTAACGAACCACCAAAAATATAAGTTCCAACGTGCTGTAGTCTCATCCATGGGCAGAACCAAGTCTTAAGGCCAATGGCTTGAGACTTCTGACAGAACCAATAATCTTCCGAAAGGTATCTCTTCGAAACTGGGTCAATTTCAGCTTGGAAGAACTGCATAATTTCGCGAGTGCCGTCAAAGGCTTCAGTACGAACATGGTCTGGTTTATACATGAGTTCTTTATACGATTCAGTGAATTTCTCTAGAGCTTTACGCGCGATCATCATGAAGCCAGTACCGATCTCAAGAACTTCAACAGGCTCGTCGATACGAATAGAACCAGAACCGCCCTTTGGGTTAAAGACGAAGTCGCCGACGTAACGGTCTAGAACTGTTGGATCTTCATCAGCAACGCCCTTATCAACGGCGTACTTGATCTTTTCCCAAGAGATACATTTCTTCGGATACGGACCGCCGATGATATCATACTCTTCATTTTGAGTCTGAAGCGCCATAAGAGCGATAACGTCTTGCGGCGAGAAACCAATATCGGAGTCGATAAACATCAGATGCTGCATTTCGCTGCGCATAAACTCGTCAACGCAATAGTTACGAGCGCGAGTGATCAACGATTCGTTGAACAAGAAATACATTTGAAGGGGAATATTGTGATTCGCGCAGAATGCAGAAAGATCTGCAACTGACTTTGTGTACATGCCAGCGCACTGACCTCCATACATAGGGGTCGCGAGAAAGATACCGCGTTTTCTTAACGCTTCAATATCAATTTTAATTTCCATTACTTAATCATCCTTTATTGTTATCATGAATATAGAGCTGAAGAATCGCGAAATGCAGAACCTTCATTAAATCTTTTCTATGGTCTTCTGGTGTGCCTTTTTTACCATATCGGTTAGAGTATTTATCAATGTTACCCATACAGAAACCTGTTCCGCGTCCTCTCTCAATAATAATTTCGGTAGTCTGGAATTTATTCTGAGAGTAGTGACCGTTATATGTGCTATCAATATATTCTTTTAGTTCGTTTAAATACAAATCTTCATCGAATTTATAATTAACTCCGATTTGCGTAGGCTCAGATTCGAACGTAAAATCATTTGTGTCACAACTACATACGTGACATTCACCATTGCACGCCATTATTTCACCGCACTTTCTACAATGTATTCAAATACTTTTTGTTGTTCTTCTTTATTATTGTTTTCATACTTGACGGTATTAAACATTAATGTCATATTAGTTAGGATATTAGAAATTTTAGTTTCTCGACCCTGTAGCCAGCTTTCGCTTTGTTCGCTTCCGCGCTCTTTATATCGATCTAAACGAACGCTCTTTTCAGTCGAAAGATAAACGATTTCTAGATCGTATTTCTCAAGACAATCTTCTAGGAATGAAGCTGTAAACAGGCGGTCGCCTTCGTAAAGAACTATCGATTTCGCAGGCAAAGTCGCCAGAAACTTAATAGCTTCTGGTTGAACCGCCATACTCATGCGATCAGTTCCTGCAAATACTTCACCTTCTTCGTATTTTCCAAGAATATAGATATTGTTTTTTTGTAGATAAGGTACGAATTTGACTTCGTTGTATTTCGGTAATACGCCGAAATGTTCAATGATACGTTTCATCAACGTAGTTTTACCAGATCCAGGCTCGCCGCCGATAGCAATAATTTTCATTTCACCTCACATAAAAAATTCAAGTCCAACCCTATTGCTCTCGAACAATCCAGTTGCATCTAGAATACCGTTTTCAGTATATAGAACCATTTTACTATGATCTATAGAATTAGTCAATAGTTTTTTATTTAGCGTTTCATCACGAGCGTCCCACATTGGTTGCCAATCAATACCTAACCAACTATCGCTTTCACATTGTTTAATTTCCCCTGCTTGACGATCAAGGTAATACCCAAGGTAGCGCCCATGTTTTACTCGAAATAGTTTCTTAAACGAGCAAAGACAAGTTTCCATATCATAATAATCAGTATTAGGATATTCGTTTCTTACTTCTTGAAGTATATTTTGGGCTTCGCTATTAAGAAACATTGTTTGAGTTTCTGTGAGTTTTTTATCGCACCAGTCATCAACGCCAAGCGCAAGTATTAATCCATTACGGTGAGAGCGACTTCCGTCATAATCTTCAAGCATCAAGTGAGGAGGCTCAACTGGAAGGTCGCAACACTGTTTAAGTGTTTGCATATAGAACCATGTTGAATATCTTCCGAACTTATGAAACTTTGCTTTTATTTCTGGCCAGAGTCTGTCGAAGTTTTCTCTTGCTGATCCGTTGAGGAATGGGGCGAAGGCTTCCGCTTGAGTGTTATCTCCAACCCATTCTCTGTAACTCTCGAACTGGGCTGGAAGATGACCTTTGTTCCATTTGGTGTCAGTTTGATAGCGGAGCCGTTTGTAATTGTTATTATTTCATTCGCGGAGTCTTTCGACTCCGACGAGCTCCATGTCGGGGAACTCATTCCAAATCACCCAAGTTGTGGGAAGGTAATAGGTCGTACCGTAAATCCAAGAAATCCATAGTTTTTGCTCCTTATTGTGTTCGAATCTATCGAACAAATAGTTGGTCATAAAAATGGCAGGGTCGCAATCTTTAATCGACAACGACCACTTATACCATTTAATAAAATCTTCTTTTCTTTTAGAACTCAAGGACTGCATGCGATGTAATTTTCAAAAACTCTTGATATCTAGAAGGATGGCCATAATCGTATTTGTCATGTTCTGACACTTTTTTCTGGATCCATTTAATTTTGGCTTCTCTCAATTTGGCGTCATACGAATTTATTATATCGAGACTAGAAGTATACGTTGTTTCAGCTAAAGAGTCAACACCTTTATTGTTGATGGGTAAATCGCAGAACATAGATTCACTTATAGTTGTTCCCCAATAAGTCATTCCTAACTTATCATAAAAAGGTAAAGCTGTACGATTGCAGTCTAAACGTATGGTGGTCGCGGAGTAATCATTAGTAGCCTGTTTAATGTTACAATTTAACATTTCCCTAGCAGAACCTTTTCCTCTGCCAGATTCGGGCGTAAATATATTAGAGATAAAAAGAACCTTATGACCAGCCTGACCAGACACTTTCATAAAACAAACCGAAATAATCGATTCGTTTTCTTTTAAAACCTTTACACCCCAATTATCCCAAGCTTTCATAAAATCCCACATTCCGATTGCGGTTTTGGAGAATTTCTTATCCTTACCTTCCAGTGTTTCATGGAAGGTAAGGTATTCTTGCTTATTTAAAGTTTCGTATTTCATACTTCAATAAATCGACGTTGTTTCCCAAGAACGGTAAGACCAAGACGTTCGGCTTCTTCGTTTTCAAGATTGCGATCAGTTCTTTCGTATTTTGTATTTTCCCAACCCATATACATCTCATGGTCGTAAGTAAACGGCGGGAATTTCCAATCTTTAGAAAGAAGAATTTCTTGAACATCTGGTCCACCATTAAGCGCAGCGTCCATAAACATAGATGCAAACTCGAAGCTATCTTCGATTTCTCTACGATCCGTTGAACTACGGAAACAGCGAAATTCAATAGTTTTAGAATTCTTCAAAGCGTAAGTATGAATACCATACCTGAAAGGTCTTGAACGAATAACTGCGTCTTTACCACAGCAATGAACGCGAAGCCAATCTTCAAAATCTACAGGAACAGTTGCGAGATTATCAAGAAGCCAATCAGCTGCGATTCTTCCGCCATCGTGCTTCAAATAAGTCTTGGCAGTTTTGGTTTGGTCCATTCCTGGACGAACGCTAAACTGATACACTCTATCCATAGTAATGTGTTGATTGTCTTTGATATAAATCATCATTCGCTTCAGTGCGTCGATATCTTCAATCAACCCTGGAACGTGGATGTGGAGATGCCCGTGATTAACGCATCCAGCAGTTGGAGCAGTTCCATGCTCAACAAATAGATCGTGCACCTTCATAATATTGTCAACTTGTTCTTGCCAAGTTTTAGTAGGGCGCATGTTGATCTCGCCACCAACTGGCGGGTTGATCCCCTTTGGATCGGATCCCAATCCTCTATATGGTTCTCTTAGATTGATAATATCGGTTTCGCAATATTCCCAAGAACCGAGTTCTTCTGGGATATCCATCTTGCGATCAATGTCACCCCATTCGATTTCGAAACCGTAGGTAAATGTTTTAGGGTCGTAATGTTTCATTGTAAATCCTCAACGTTTGTGTTTATTTCGTAAAGACTCATTTCAAAATTTTCAACAGTATAAACCGTATACATTTTAGTCTTTTGCGAGTTATTTACACCTGATCTTTTAGCTATATTTTCAGTGGAAGTAAATACAATAGATTTATCGTTTACCGAAAAATACAGAGGTCTGGCTTCATTTCGAAATGCAACAAGTTTTTTATCAGATCGTAAAGAACAAACTGACATACTAGAAGGTCTAAAGTAAGTTAAAGGCTCTTCGTTCTTTTCAATTGCACGAAGAATTAATTCTGAATCATTAGCAGTTTGTGCTTTTAGGCCATAGGTCTTTTCCCAGTTTTCTGGGGAATCTTGAGATATAACACCATTATGTGCAACCGAAACATTTTCGGAAGAAAAAGGTTGATTGTATCTTAAGTCAGAGGTGCTGTATCTTATATGACCAATGCAATAAAGATTGCCATCTTCATTAACCCAATCTTTTGGGTCATTATTATTTAAGAA